GTTACATTCTCAATTGAGAGTGCACGATATCCTACATAGACACGTTCAACTGTCTCTGAATCTTCACAATCTCCAGTTCCTGGACCAACTGCAACAATACCACGCTCTACTGGACATTCTCCAATATCTCCTGCGGAGAGTTGAAGAGTGCGTCCTGCGGAAGTAGTCTTTGTACCAGAAAGGTCTGCATCTTTTCCTGCTGTAGCAAGAAGAAGATTTTCAAGTGTTGCCTCAGCAAATGTAGTAGCAAGATTTACTTGCATACCCTGCTTGTAAAGTTTGGCAACGTCAAGAACCTGATCAACCTGAACCTCACCAAAATCTGGCTGGAATTGTAATTCGAGACCGTTCATTGTATAACCAATGTTAGTAAAATCAACATCGTCAGCAAGAGTCTCTTTGTAAGACTCAGAACTTACGAATGATGGAACGGTGTTAGTAACTGTATCAAGTGTGGTATCGGCAACAAAAAGAGCAGCAGCACCAACAATGATATTCGTAGAAGTACCACGAGTATAAGCCATATTAAATTCACCTCTTTTTCAATTTTTGTATTAAATTATGACGGCAAAACAGGGCGAATGTTTCCTCTAGTTAAAGTATATCAGTGTTTTTATCGATAAGAATCTTCTGGAAGGCCTGTAGGCTCTTTTACGTGATAATCATACTCAATAATCAATTTATTAAGCGTAAGCCCTCTTATAGAGGCTAATTCACCCAAATCCCTAGTTTCTTCAAGTTGATAAACTTTTATGTCATGAAAATATACGTTATACGGAATAGATACTACCGTATCTCTAATTGGGTCTGCACTAGACTGTTTTGCTATACACCATCTATTTAAATCTTCTGCTGCTGCATCAGATCTATCAAGAAGTTGAGAGATAATTATCATGGCATCATATATTTTGTCTGCATGTGTGCTATAAATATAATACAATAATTGTTCACATTTCATAGGATAAAACGGACTTCTTCTAAACCTAAAAAGTCGATCATACTGGATTGCTAGATCTGGATATGATCCAGTTGTGTTTTTATAAATATCATCAATTGCAGAAGGGGTTGATGGCAAAGTTATAATATTTGTAAAGTCATATTTTAACAATTCATTTTTAATATATTCATTGACCCATATCGGAGGATATGGCAACTGTCTAACGTCATTTGGTCCAGCCACTACTTAACCACCCCTATCGATGCATTTGCCACCCATGTGTAACCTGTTTTTACTCCATGTGATCTTCCTATTTTAGCACCACTTCTGATGTTTTGTTTAAAAACTGTTGGATTTTCTAAATAACTATATACCCCACTTGCTCTTAAAAATGATTGAGTAAAATATTGATTAAAAAATGAATCAAATATTCTTTCAAACTCGCCCTTTACATTGCCACCTGGATTATTGATTACAATTGGACCAGGCGTAAATATTTGCTCGCCATCAACATTAAACGACAATACATTTGCTTCTTTTGGTCTAATTGTTACCGCTACTCCATTCTCCATTATTCTTGCCTTATCATAAAATGGTACGCGAGAGCCTTCTGCAAAAGACTTTGATTGTTTAAATGTAGAATTAAAAGATAAACCAATATTACTGATTGTATAGTCTATATCATACAATCTAGCACTTGGACTTCCAGTTTTATACCATTCATAAACATGATGTAATAGTTTTGGATTATTTTTTGCATTAATGTCAATATATTGTTTTAATGCCTCTACAGTTTCTTTACCCAAAACGGTTAGAAACGTTCGCTTCCCTCTTTTTACACCATCAATAAAACCAAAAGAATAATCAACTATATTATCCATTGTTTTAATAAAAGATTTTGTATTATATTTTAGTAGCATTAATCATCTACGCCCTGATTTTCAGTACGTCTAACAACTAACCTATAATATGAAATTGATCCAAATGGATCTATAAATGGATCCTGTGTTGCAATTTCATATATAGTTCCACGGCCATCTCTTTCTCCAGATGTTTCTAAATATACAATATTATTTTCAGCATTACGAATATTTGTTATTAATATATTGCTTAATGAATTTGTTTCTCCATTTTTTGAAATTCTAATATCACATCTAGTTCTTCCAACTAACATATTTTCTAATTTAACAAATGTTTTTGATTTTAAATCTTCATCTAAAGCGCTGCCAGATGGTGTTAATGAAACCGCAACAGTTTTGTCATATACCCAATCTTTTTTAATTTGACCATATATATCTTGGCTGACAATAGGATAATATATATCTGCTAGAAGTGGATACATGAAGTCTATGACATCGCATGACATTACAAAACTCCGGGAACTATGACGTTACCTGTATATCTTTCAAGTATTTTATCAACAAGCAAATTTCCTGTTCCAGCAAGCAAGGTCTTATCGAATTGTATTCTAAATTGATCAGTATTGTATGCAATTGCATATCTCTTAAAATAATCTAATTTTCCACATTTAATATCTTCCATAAGCATTAGAGTTGCTTCTTTAATATCTAATGGAACCACCTTATACCCAGTCTCAACTATAAATGTATAATCTGAGCCTTTTGAGAATGTGTTTCCCCATCCTATTGGACCAAGCCAATCAGACTGCGCTGTTGGCATCATTAATGGTGCCTGATCTGCCCTATTGTACGCTCCAGTAATTTCTTGAATGATTGCTGTATTGTTATCGCTTAATTTATACGTAACTCCAAATATTGCTGGCTCTTCTAGTGAAGAATCATACCAAAGTTCATTGTTTTGATAAACTTTTAAAACTTTTCTAGTACGTGGTTTAACTGGGGCATAGTCTGTATTCAAACCTACATGCTCTATTGTTTCAGTTGTATAATAAAAACCACCAGTAATTGAGTCAATGATTAATCTTGCTGTTAATTCATTTTGTTTTTCTACCGCTATTTCTGATGCCGTTGTGCCCAAGGTTGTTGGATCAACATATGGTCTTGTTATGTCGAGAGAGTCTTCAACAACAATATCTCCATCTGACTCTTGAATTTTTAAAGCATACACTTTGTCGTATAGATGCCAATCTTCAGTTTCAAAGGTATAATTTAATTTTTTACCTGCTGTTGATGTTATAGTTTCTTCTAACAAGACTGTGTCTGTTTCTTCGTCTTCAATAATCAAATCATACGCTGTAGATGCTGTTGGAACATCATACGAAATGCTTAACGGGTATGGTGGAAGACGAAGTATTCTCATTTATTTTTGCCGTAGTATTTTGCTAACTCAACAGCACTAACCTCTCGTACAGATTTTGATTGTAGATAAATTTCTAAATTTGCCTTATCGATAATAGAAAAACCCTGATCAATATGTCCATACCCATCAAAGTATAGGTTTTTGTCAGAATAGATAACCGTCTGCTCACTAACGTCAGCCTTAGATGTTACTTTCTTTGTTGTGCTTGCCATTTTTGCTCCTTAATCGTACCTTAATTATAGCAGATTGTTAAAAAGGGCAGAGGACGAATCCCCTGCCCTAATTAATTGCTTAATGATTAGGAAGCAGCAATGTCCTTATAGGCAATTGCATCTTCTTCTTCAATCTGGATACCGAAACGGACAAATACTGTGTATTCGATAGTATCTTTCTTTGGTTGATACTGACGATTTACAGTGATATCGCGTTGGAAGCCCCAGATACGGTTTGCTGGGAATGTCAAGTCGACATAGTCTGCTGGATAGTAAGGAACTTCCATTACGTCAATTCCGAGTACGCGAGTGGTACGTGCATTGCCAATAACTTGTCCTTGACCATCAAGATATGCTTGACGATTTGCTTGGGTGCTACCTGTGCGGCTTGAGAAAGCCTCAGAGATGGCATCAGCAAGGGTACCGTTGTTGCGAACAATGCTCTGGAACACGTCTGTACCTGCATAGAACTTAAGATTGTTCTTAAGTGCACGATACTTACGTGGCATTGCATTGATAATACCCTGCATAACTGGTGTTGTCCAGTTATCAGATGTGACTGCTGGGAGCACAGAATCATGTGCAACACCACCAGTTGTAACAAGATGATGGAAGCCTTCCATAATTGAAAGGAAGTTTCCTGTTGAACCATCTCCGTTAATAGCCAAATCTTCGATATCATTACCGAATGCATTGGTCATCAAACGAACAAGATGATCTTCAAGGGCTGCGCCTTCAACATTGTCTTCAAGCGCTTCTGTAGTAACTTCCCAATCAAGACGAATCTTCTTGGTTGTTAGTTCTACCTTTGTAAATGTTGCACCAGTGTTAGTATAAGCACCGTCACCTTGAGCAGCAGCACGAAGAACACGCTCACCAACGTTAACTTTTTCAAGTTCCATTGTGTTGGCTCGCATAGTAACTCTACGGCCATCCTTAGCGAGAACTGTAGCATCCCAGACATAATCAATAAATTGACGTGCCTGTTCTGGTCTCAGAATTCCACTAGCAGCAGATCCCGAAGGATTGACAGCGTTTGCACCAGTTGTTACACCGAATTGTGCAGTTGGGATGTTACCCAAGGTATCTGCACCTGGAGTAGTAACACCACCGATTCCACCAGAAGCAAAGCCACCATCGGCGTTATATAACCCCGAATCTGATGCGCCACCGCTACCTGGTTGATTCTTAATAATTTCTTCTGACATATTGTTCACCTCCTAGTGAATTTCCTTACTTAAATAGGTCAGTTGCGAGGAAACGACCGCCCCATAAGGATTTCTGAACCATTTCTGGCTCCTGTACGATCTCGCCTAGATCGCCAGACTTGCGGAAAGCAGTATCTTGCTCTACAGCATCTACTCTCTTTCCAAACTCAGCATTACTTTCTTTGACGTTTCTTACCTCTTTAGATACGTCTGTAATGGACTTGCTTAGTTCAGCAACTTGAGCCTGGACTACTTTCATAGTCTCTTCATTTAATGACTTAATAGTTGCTGCTAGATCGCCAAAGGCACTCGCAAGAGTCTCTTTAATTTCGGCAACTGCATTGACTACTACCTCGTCAGATTTTACAATCTCTTCAGTTGCTACTGCAACCTCTTCTGACTTGGCAAGTTCAGTCTCAACAACTGCTTCGGCTGTTTCAGTTGTTTCAGCAACAGGTGCTTCTTCAACCTCAACACTCTTGGTAACAGTATCAACATCTGTTGCCTCTGGAGCGACCTCAACATCTTCAACAACTGCTGTTGTTTCATTTGTCATAGGACTTACCTCCTTTTGAATCTCAGTTGTACTAATACCTTTGGCACTATCAACTAAGAACTTTATCATGTCTGTTTTTTCATCATCAGTTTTTTCAACAAAACCTATATTTTTCATAGGCTGTCCAGACGTTGGGCTAATCTCTGTTTCGTTTTCAGAAACCATTACAAGGCCAGAGTCTTTATCCCAAAACACATTTTCTACAATAATATCTGCTGCAGAACCCTTAAGAACATCTACACCGTCAACCTTTTCAATTGAAATAATACTTGCAAACTGATTTGCTGGATTATCAACAAGAGATAGTTCTACAAGATCATAGTCTTTAATAATTCTAATTGGCTTGTCCATCTTTTCATCATAGCCATCATCCCACTTATTCATTCTTCCGCCTATTGAAAAACCTGTATATGTTCCATCCAATACTTTCTCCCACGCATTTTGTGCGCCTTTTGATACATATGCAGAAACAAAAACGCCAGAATAGAATTTCTTTGAATCTGGATCAAAATACTTATCTTCTTTAAATGCAACCATTTTACCTACAGCAGAAGGTTGGTGCATCTCACGGATGTTCCCTCTAAACTTAGAAAAAGCCTTTAAACTAGCGTCAGTTGTGACGATATCGTTTTGTCTATCAAGGTTATCAAGTGTCGCAAAACCTGATACAATTCTACGTTCTTTGTCAACCTTGGCAAAAGGCATTGACAACCTTACGTTGTCTCCTTCTGTTGACCAATGTGCTTTATTAATGATACTCATATCACATCCATTATACCAACTATTTTATTAGTTTGTTGATATTATGTGGAAGATCTGCCCTCTCCTTGTGGATTTCTTCCAGAAATTGTGGAAGTAGAATCTGAGTTGTTGTTTGTTCTTTCAGAATCTCTTTCTCTATTACCAGCAAGGTTTGCTCTAGCATCGGTTGCTTGTCTTGCAGACATTTCAAATGGAGCATCACCATCTGGTCTTTGTGGCAAACCAATAACCTCTCTAGCCTCATTTGGCATCATAACCTGAGTCTTTACATAACGCTCAAGAATTTGAGATTGTGCGATTTCATCTGTTAATGTTAATTCATTAAACTTAAGTTCAAGAATATCTGTTTTTTCACGAACAACCTTGTTGATTAGTTTTTCTAGTTCCTGCTGTGCTGGTCTAGCGACCTGCTCTTTAAATGTTCTATCTTGTGCTAAAGCAGCAGCAATAGATCCACTATCCGCTCCACCAAGTTTGGAAATAGGCACTTGATGGGCAATCAAAATGTCATCACGGTTTCTAATTCTATACTCATTAAACGAAGCCTCTTGAATACCATTTTCAATTGGATCCATTTTAAATTCAACCTTATTGTTTTCGCTATCTCCAGGAAGTGGGATGTAAAGAGTTCTATGAGACTGAGATTTTAGTCCAGTTTGTAAAAATCTAAACATCTTATCTTCTGCATCAGCAGATAACTTTGCGCCTTTAAGTGTAATAATGTATCTTGGTACTGCTTTATTTTCAAAGTAGTCAATATTATACTGAGATGCAAGTTGATCTCCAACAAGTGCTGGTAGTGCAGCAATAATGTCTGGAACACCATAATATGTGTTTAATGGGGAGTATTGCTTAAAATGAATAATTTCATTTGGTCTACGATCTGTTGTAATTGGATTTGGATTCTTGGCTCCAAAATTTCTAAAATAAATTACAGATGGACCAATTATTTGAACATATCCATCACGCAATCTACGAACACGAATTGTTGTTGCAGGAATGTGTCCGATGTAACCAATTTCTCCAGTAACTGTACGACCAATTTCCATATATCCGTTACCAGTTGCTTGCATATCTACATAAATTTTTTCCATTGTTTTTGTAAAACTATCGTCATCATTTAGACTTTCTAGCCAATCTTTCATTTCAATTTTTGCACGTTCAATACGCTTTCTTGCTCTACCCAATGCAGTCTCATCTTCAACATTCTCAAGTTTAAGCATTGTTCGTGAACCTACAACAAAATCATAACCAAGACCTACAACATTTTCTACTTTTGCATCAATTGCTGCGTGATTTGCAAATGAAGTATCATAATAATTTGCTAATTCGTAAAGGTTGTATGGTGGTGTAATAACATCAAACAAACCATAACCATTTCTAATTACTGCGCCAGGATTTATAGCCTTTGATCGTGCATCTTCAACACCTGCTGGACTTGAGTTTGCGCTATTAAGATATGCATTTGCTGCTGTATCTACTTTTCCCAAGTTTCTTGATGTACGTCTTTTAAAATTTTGATCTAAATTTCCTAATCCTTTTAGATCATCCCAAGATTTTCCAAAAGGATCGCTTTTTTTAAATTCATCACTTTTTTCTACTGGATCACTGATTGATGCGCCAAGAATATATTCTTCATTCATTATTCTTCACCATGTACCTTTAATGTTTGCTGTGCGTCATAAACTGCACCAAGATCATTCATATTTGGAATCAAACCTTCACGCATTCTTGCTAACTGTTCAGTATATTCCATTTCACTAACTCTTTTAATTCCAGCATGAAACTCTGCATGCCCACCTTCACAACCATAATATTCTGCTGCTCTTCTTAATTCGGCCATTTTTTGTAAATCTCCTCGCATTGAAGGAATGTTAAGAAGGTTTCCATGTCCATCTCCAAAAGCCTTTCCATTAGGCTTAATCCAAATATACATACCCCAATCATAACCTTTTTCAATTACTTTGAGTTTGGATTTACCAACTTTTTCTGGTTTTGGCTTATTCATAACCACAAGTATACCATATTATACTGGAGTAACAACAAACGATTGCCAGGAAGGTTCCTGATAAATCTTTAACTTGTCTGGTGTTATTACAACACCATTATCATCATCAATTATAATTTTATTAGTTCCAATATATGTTTTATATATATCTGATGGGTTGGTACCATATAAATCTGATGTGCCTATTACCAAAACTTGATTCCATGTATAATTTTCATCCCAGAAGGTCCAATTTCTTATGACAGAGTCTTCCTCTTCTACCTCAGACCAGGATCTTAAAATTCTGCTTTGAGCCAACTGTAAATTGGTTGCTTGATAATAAGAAACAAAATTAAATAAATATGGCCCAGTCAAGTTTAAAGACCCCAAGAAGTTATCAAAATCAAGATTTTGCGTAAAGGATATACCAATAACTGCCCATTCTCTTCTAGAAATAACTGGCTCTCTTACATAATTACCATTCACATAATATTTTAAATCTGTAAATGGCTGGCCAGTGCTTTTTTTAATAGCAATAAGCCTACCCCTATTGCCTAAATTGCTATTGGCAACTATATAAAATTCTATAGAGTCGCCATTATAGTTTATTTCTGCAAATTTTTTTCTAGTTCCCGGAAAAAATGTATTATTTGATCTTATCCAAAACTGTAAAGCAGAAACCTTATAGTTATCTGATTGACCTTGATTAATTGTAAAGTATAATCCTTTATCTATACCACTTTGATAATTTTCTTTTAATTCAATACCACTATTAGAGGTCATATATAAATGTGGTGTTGAGTTTTTGTAAATAGTAAAAGGATTTTTTGTTTTATAATCATAGTACAAACCGCTTCTAACGTAAGGAATTAAAGAATATCCAAACTTTGTTCCAATTTTTGAAAATTTATTATTATCAAATGCTTGTGACGCAATCTGTAATTTTTTTACTTTAATTTTTTTATTTAAAATACCTCTTGTATTAAATTCTAATCTATAAACTATTGCAAGTTCATTGAAATCAGTTCCAGAAGGAGGGTAGATAATAGATCCGTCTACGACCTCAAATTTATGTGTTAGCCACTGACTGTGATCTGATAAATCAACAACTTTGTTTTCATCTATTTGTGTTGTTGTTGTAAAGGTGCTCTGCAAATTATTTACCCCATCAGCAATATATTGCATTGTAATATAAGTTCTTACATCTTCATCAGACATATCATATTTATAATATTTGTCAGCATTTTGTGTCATATCATAATAATCTATCCAGCCAGTAAGTGGTTGGCTATCTATTGATGCATAAGGCTTTATTACTGGATGAGTAAAAGAATCATCTAGTTCTGAGTATTGCCATTCTGAAGTTGTTTCAGATTCTATTGTCTTTGATGGAGATGGATAGTCAACGTTAAACTGTAAGAAATCAAGATCATAGTATTTACCACCTATGCTGTTTGTAACATATGTTGCAAAATAAGAAAGTGGCACATAATCTTGCCAATATCCTGAAACTCCGATATCTAAAAAGAAAGAGTTATACTTAACAGTTGGCAACAAGGTATAACTAGACAAATTATTTAAAAATTGATCATGCTCTTGATAATTTATAATACCATCAACTTCTATGTAATCTTCGAATTGTTTTTTGTTATCTATAGTACTGAATCCAAGACTGAAAATTTTACCCGTAAACTTTTTGGTGCCTGAATTATCTCCTCCTACATACATTTTTAATAAACTTAAATTGTTAAAAAATGAACTTAAATTTTCATATTCAGCAGACATGGCATCAATATCAAACCCTAATGCAAACTGTGAATTTATCGTTGTTTCAAAAGAATAAAGTTCTATCTCGTTATTATTAAAATTAAATAAATATTTAATGTCTAATCCATCTTGAATAATTTTTAAATAATTATTATTAAAATCATTATAAATTTTTATAAGTGTTTGCTCTCCTACGCTATTTTCTGCAACAGAAAACACTGCATTAATCATTTTTACAACACTCGTTAAATTATCTAATCTATTAAAATGAATATATGAGTTAATTGAATTCCAGGATGAATTTGGATTAAATGTAAAAAACTTTGTTTCTGCTGTTTGCAAGTCATTGATATCATTATATAAAGAATCTAAACTTGCTCCAGAAATAAATATGTCAGGAAGTAAGTAGTCTGGTGTTTGCAAAGATATTCCATCAGTTATAACATTATCAAATATGGCCTGGTCCCATCTTGCAAAATCTGGATAATTATAATCCGATGTATATTCTGCTTCAGGATAATCAATTGCTGCGGTTACTCCAGCATAATAGTTATCTATTCTTTCTGATGAGCCTACGCCTTGTCCATAAACAAATCTTCTTTTAGCAATTATATCTGTTACAGCATAAGGATAAATTGCAACTGAATCAATCTCAAAAGACTCAACATCATTAAATGCAAAAAATCCAATATAATCTTGATCTTTTTCATCATCATTTAATTTATTTGGCAAAGAAAGCGATGAGTAATCTATGTCTAATGATAAAACTTGCTCTCCATTAATTAACAAAGATGCATTTTGTTCATTTAATATTAAATTAAATAACATTGGTCTAATCCATTCACCAACAAAATGTGATGCAAATTTATTGCCTATTACAACAGTAACAAAACCCTTTTCAACATAAATTCCATCATTAGAGGCGATTGGACCCACGATTCTATGAGGCTCTTTTGTGTTACTTTCAATTCTTGCCCAAAACTCTAAAGTATATTTTTTATATTTCCCAGAGTTATTTAAAAAACCTTTTCCTGGAATTATATACGAAGGAGTTATTGCTACAAGACCACTATCAAAAAAATCTTCTTGTAATTCTGGAACAATACCACCATCGACTGTACCAGAAAAAGTTACAGTTGATGGCAATCCACCATCCAAAACATTTATAACGGTTGTTGATGAATTTGGAATAAGTTTAATTACACCAGCAGATCCATAAACAAGCGGAATGCTGGTATTTTTTGCAGTTAAAATGTTGTTAGAGATAACATAATATCCCTTGTCTATATTAGATCCATAGGCATCTGATTCTATTGCCTTTAAACCAAGTTCTTGAAGTGCAACAGATGATGGTAAATTAATTGATTCAACGCCTAAAGAAGTTGCATTAAATTCTTCAGACCACTGTCCAACACTTAGGCCATTAAAATAAAAAACATAATCATCTGGAGTTGATCCATTATCATTAAGTTGAATTTTAATAACAAATTTAAAGGTTGCTGGATCTTCTGGAACTGCAAATGTATGAGATAAAAAAGACCAGACATCTTGAGTTATTGTTGTAAATCTGTTAACATTTGTTATTGTTAACAAAGTATCAGAATCAACATACTCATATCCAATCTCAATATAATCATAATTTGTGCTATTAGAATAATAATACAAAGATGTACAAAATGTTCCTAAACTATTGTGAAAATCATCTAAAGACCCAAGCGATGGGCTTTTTAAAACAACCAGAGCGTTTGGTGTTCCTTCGATTGTAGAAATATAACTATTTGGAAATGGAACACCTTCAATATATGAAGTAGTATAATAATTATCTACCCCAGTGATTGTCCACGCTGGCTCGTCTATTAATCTGTTAGATTCTGATAAAAACTGTAAATAATCTAGACTATCATCTAATGACCATAAAGCAATGGGATGCTCTGCATATACCTTTTCGGCATATAAATTAGATGGGGTAGTCATAGTATCACCTACCCAATTTTATCATATAAAGGATTTCCCCAATAGATTTCTTCATACTTTAATCCTGGATAAGGAGATATGCCAGCAGGAGCATTCCAAAACTGAGAAATAAAAAGAATTCCTGAAGAAAGTTCTTTTGATATCCGACTATATTTGCTTGATTCTGGAATTATTAGGCAGTCTCCTGGATTTAACAATACCTTATTGCCATCAACAGTAAAACAAAATCCATCATATACATCTCCCCAAACAAAGATAGACGTGTATGTTTTTTCTGGCCTAGAGGCATCATAACCTTGTAGTGGATATGTTCCTGGACTAAACCTTGCTATATAACTTTTTCCTAAAATTGGCTCGTCATATTGAATTCCAGAAAGATTGCTGGTTTCTTTTTTAATTGTATTAGAAATGGTTATAAATTCATCAACAATCTCTTTATTTAAATCGCCATATGTAATTAAATCAAAATCAACATATGGATTAGAAAATAAAGGATCATGAAGAGGTATATGATCTTCTTTAGTATTAAACTTTGTATTTTTAGCATAGTTCAACACCATGTCAAGTTTTTCTTGATCGATAATGTTATTAACAATAGAATACATTATGATACTTTAATTTCACAATAGTCTGTGGTGCAATACATTTCTCCGACAGAATCTAGGTTTTGTACCCCGTCATAAATTGCTGACCAATCGATCTTTGCAATTTTACCAACATAGTCATCATATTCTTGCTGAGTAATCTGTTGATATGGTTGTTGCGGATATACCATATTTCCCATAGGAAGGAACGAAACAGCCTTTAACTGACCTTCATACATATGTAATGCTGGAGCAATGTGTTTTGTTTCTGATTCTTTATCAAACGACAATGTTACAGAAACACCATTATCAGACCAATACTTCTGAGTTGTTGCTGCAAGACCAATCTTTTCAAACAAAGTTACATCCTTTTCTGATCTTGGATGCCCTGAATGAACTGGAAAATAAACAACAACAGTGTTAGCAGACACTAAATCATCTTCCATCTTGTATCCTGCTGCTTTAAATAAATGTAACATTGGATCTTGATCACTAAATCTAATTGCACGAAGGAAATATTCTCCGCCAACTGGCCAGTGAACTCCTGGAGAAGCACCAGAAAGTAGTGAGACAGAACCAGATGGCTTTACTGTAGTTACACGAATTGATTCACGAACACACAGCCATTCTGAATATTGCTTGTCATATTTACGAATTGTTTGATATCCTTCATCCATCCAGTCACGAGTTGCTGGAAGGCCGTGAGTATCAGCAAATGATGCAATGCCAGTAAGAGATGTGCCAATACGGCGATTACGCTGCATAATTCCATTTGTAATCTGCCAATGTGTAGGAACAAGAGTAACTGTCTTGCCATAAAGATAAGCAAACTTTAATGTACGCAAAAAGTCTTCTTTGTTTTCATGTCGGTTAAGATGAACTTCAACAAGCGTACAAAGTTCATATGATTCTAGTGGTTGTTCTGCACAAGGATTAAATCCCATAACACGATAGTCTTTTCCATCTTCTGGGTCTGCAAGACGACCATAATTTCTAGCAACATCTAGCCAAATAAATCCTGGCTCACCATTATTAGAAATAAGATCAACATAATCTTCATATTTTGTTCCAACTGTAGCAGAAATAGAATTGTTACTCATCCATGCCCATCCTGGATTTTCTGAATCAAATGAGTTTCTTTCTGGAAATACTTCTGAGTTTTTTAGATTAATAAAATCATTATCACCTGCAGCACCTAATGCTAGTGTTGCAGAACGCCTAACATTTCCAGAAACAACACATGTCCCAATTAGGTTTACAATGTCAACAATAGCCCTTGCATCAAGGCTTTCTCCGACTCTAGAGCCGATTACTTTACGAAGCCTATTGTGAAGATCAATCAAAGGTTGTGGACCGCTTGAAACGCCTCCAAAGCCTTTAATTGGTGCTCCTGCAGGACGTATTAAAGAATAGTCAAACTCTTGAATATTTTGATTTGGTCTAAGCATTGAATTAAGCAACATTCTTGTTGCTTCTACCCATCCTTCACGAGTATCTGGAATTTGATAAGTTACAACAGGTTCTGTTGGTGCATAAATTGGCATTTCTTTATCTTGTCCAACCGTATCAAACCCTACTCCAACACCAAGCATTAAAGCATCCATAACCCAAGCAAACAAAGCCCCTGGATCATTTCTATCAATATCACGAGTTGATACCATGGCACAATTTTGAAGGGCAGCAGAGTTGCGCTTCTCCATAGTCATTGGTGTGCCAAATGCCCATAGGCCTCTTCCTGGTGGAGTCCACTTTAGATTAAACATACGATCAAACGCTTCTTGTGCTGACTTCTGTGCTTTATAGTCATTCCAAGGTAGCCTGTTTTCCTTTGCATGATTCTTTTGTACAGAATACATACCTTCGATTACCCTTTTACATACCTCATGCCATCTTTCTTTAGTTCCGTCATCCTTAACACGAGAATAAGTACGGATAAATGTAATCTCTCCTAATGAGTTAAGTCCAGCATCTTTAAAGCCAAAAGGAGGCTCTATTTCTGCATATTTTGTAACAAAATCATCGGAAAGCCGAAAAGAAAAAACATCTGACATAAGCGTAAATCTCCTAAGTAAATTGAATTTGAATAATAACTAATTGTAGCAGAGTTTTTAGTTTTTGTAAACTCTCAACATATAGATTACATAGAGTTTTTTAAAATTTTAAACGCTACTTATATTCTTTTTTATTCCAAAAATATTTTTTATACCCGCCATTAAAAACACTACGGATTTTAAATCTTTGATGCCTTAATTTATCAACAGGATCAAACTCATTATCTACCTCATGTGTCCAAGACTCTCTTTTATATGGTAGTATTTGTACTAATGGGGTGCCCTTTTTTATAATACCTTTAAAGTCTTTTTGAACTATAAAAGAAAACAAACCATCTGAATAAAAATTATCAGTATCTATAATTGCAGAAACAGCCTTTAATGGACTCTTATCTTTGTGCTGGGGGTCAACAAACAAACAACTAGTTCCTGGACTTGTAGATATTACCCAAACTAGGTTAATTCTAAGAATAGTAGATATTTCTTTTTCAGGATCTATTGGGTAATGAGATATTTGTTGAGCATTGTGAAATGATATCATTGGCATTCTTAATGATTTAAATTGTGTTGGAATATCAAATACTGGTGGACTAACTGTTGTATCTATAGAAATATCTATTGGTGATAAAATCATATATCCTGAAGACATTACATCAAAAAATGCAGTACATTTTTTTACAGTCAAATGTTGTGTGCCGTCAAAAACTCCTTGATCATTTTTATAATATCCAGGTTGTTGCCTGTACCAATCTGGTATATATTTTGATGCTGGCTCTGGATCTGGAAATATATCAACAAGTTTTGGATAAGTGTTATTAAACCTTATCCAAGGGTTTTTATTTTTCAAATTATCCCCTTTATTTAATCAGAAAGAACAACGCTATTTGTTGTATAGTTATTTGTTGGTTGACATTCTATAGATATTGCAAAAACTGGAATTTCAATTTTTTCTACAGAAAAGATAGAAACAAAATCATTTTCAACCGTTGAATATTTTTCATATGTTGTATCAATATTTCCAACATTTTCAAACAATTCAATGCCATTTTTTCTTACAAGCATTTTATGATTAAGAGTATAAACATCGCCATCAATTAGCATGGCCTCGTCTTGTTCAAATCTATTAACCGCAGAAACTATTGTGTTTGATTTTTCTTTTGTTTCAACATTAATTGATGAAAGAACATTCCCAGTTTGAATAGAACCAATATCAATAAAATCAACACTATCTTCCTGCTCATTTGACACTGCAATACTAATTTCTGGTGCTAATGAATTACCACCATCAAGCCAAAAGAATGGTGTAAACCCAAATGGAGTAAATCCGAATGGGGTAAATCCGAATGGGGTAAATCCGAATGGAGTAAATCCAAACGGAGTGAACCCAAATGGAGTGAATCCAAATGGGGCAAAACTAAATGATGTAAATGATGCAGAATTTGCAGAAGTATTAGAGTTTCCATTTGCATTTGCTGCATAAACATTATATGTTTGAGCGGTTCCATCTTCTTGATCAACATTTACAGATGTAGAAGATGTTGAGCCACTTTTTCCATCAGAAGATGACCAATAATATGTGGTAATTGCTTTACCGCCTGTTGCTGGAGCAGACCATGTTACAACATCTATTGAATCATTTGCAACAGAAGATACAGTAGGTGCTGATGGAGTATCTGGAACTGTTGTTGCTGTTGCAGATGCAGATGCTCCTGATGCAGTTCCATACGAATCATAGGCCTTAACGGTAAAAGTATAAGATGTGTTGCTTGATAGACCAGTAATGGTTGTTGTAGATGTTGGATGAGAAATTGTTGCTTTTAGTGTTGCTCCATCATAAACATAATATCCAGTAGGAGTATTGCCAGCAGCCGGATTTGTCCAAGAAACAGTTATTGCGCCATTATTATATGCCCTTGAAGTTCCAACATCTGTTGCTGTAACTCCAGTTACATTGTCTGGACCAATAAAATTATCTTGTGCAGACGATCTAATTCCTTTGCCTCTAGTTGCCATTCTTACTCCTCTTTTCTAGTATATCAAATTTTTATTATGCTGACAAGTCGCCCATTACTATCCAGGTATCTGTTGCTCGCTTGAAAAGAGTTGCAGATGACCACTGAGCACGTAATTTTAATCCAGGAGTAGCATTTACTGTCACTCCACCTGCTCCAGCAATTGTTACTTGTCCTGCACCAGTTTGTAGAATATCAATGGATGTTCCTACTGGAAACGCTACTGAAGAGTTTGCTGGGATTGTAACAGTTTGTGCTGTTGCCTTGCCCATTTCAATCAATGTATCTCTTTCGGTTAGAGAAGACAATGTATATGAATCAGTTTTTTGAACAATTGGTGTTCTTGAAGGTACACCCTCTTTGGTTTGTGTGCCGTCTGAGAATGCTACACCTGCTGCAGTTGCTGTTACAAGTCCTGAAAATGTTGGATTATTAACAACAGAAACCTGATTTCCAGAAACTGAAATATTTGTTCCTGCTGTAATTGTTCCAGTGCCAGCAAATTGTGTAAATTCAATCGCATCAGTTCCAATAGTTCCTACTGTATTTACTTGTACCCAACCAGTATTATCATTTGTTGTACCACCAGTTACGAACAAGAAATCTCCACCATCAATTTCTGCTGGAGAGTCAAAATCTGTTGCTCTTGATGGAGCGCCAGATGCTGCTACTACATAAATACCATTTTGTGATGCAGTTGATTGATTCTTAACAAGAATTCTATTTCCTGTAGCAAGGGTAACGCCATCAAGAACATCTCCATTTTCAACATCTGTTGAAAGGTTAATGTTTGTAGTTGTTGCTGCTACTACAGAAGCATGAACATGCAAACCTTCTGCAAGCGCATCAACATATTGCTTTGTTGCTGCATGTAAGGCGTTTGATGGATCAGCAGCAAGAGTTACTGCACCAGTAAAGGTTGCTCCTGAAAGATTTGCCTTTGCAGCAAGATCTGTTGTAAGATTTGTAATATCAGATTGTGCATGTGTGTGAGATGAAGAAGCCTTGCCATCAAGTTGTGTTTGAATGGCAGAACTTACACCATTTAAATATCCGATTTCTGTATCAGATACATCTGTAACTCTTTCTTGAATTGTTGTAGTATCAACTGAAACAGCGCCTGTTGAATCATTGTATGAAAGACCAGTTCCTACTGCATTTCCAATTGCATCTTGTGCAGCCTCTGTAAAATCAGAAACTGTAGATGCTGTAATAGATATAGTATTATTTGAAGAAGAAATTGATTTGTTTGTAAATGTTTGTGTTGCATCCAAAATTGCAATAGTTCCAGTAGCATCTGGAAGTGTAATCGTTCTATCTGCCGTAGGATCTGCTACTGTGACTGTTGTCTCATATCCATCATCTGTTGTACCTTCAAAGACAATAACTTTTGTTGCAGCAAGATTAACATCTTCAGAATTACTGCGCTTTGAATCAAGTTGTGTTTGAATTGATGAGGTAACTCCATTAAGATAGCCTATTTCAGTATCTGAAACACCTGCAACAGTTCCTTGTTTAGCATCTAACTGTGTTTGAATTGCTGATGTTACACCATCAAGATAGCCAATCTCTGTATCTGTAACATTATTGACTATTGCTTGCTTTCCTGCCAGTGCAGAATTTATATTAGAAATATCAGTATTTAAAAGTCCAACTGCTGTAGTTATATCTGATGTAAATGCAAGCGTTCCGCTATCATCTTTGAGATAAATTGTTCTATCTGCTGTGGGTTCAATAATGCTGAGAGTTGTTTCATAGGCATCTGCAGTAGCGCCTTCAAAAACAAACGCATTTGTAACATTAACTTCTGTTTGATTTACTGTAGTAGTACTTCCTGAAACTGTTAAATTACCTGAAATTGTTACATTGCCACTACCATCTGCAAGAAGAACTGTTCCTGTGGCATTAGGAAGTGTAATAGTGCGATCTGCTGTAGGATCAACAACGGAAAGAGTGGTTTCGTAAGCATCTGAAGTTGAGCCTTCAAATGTAATGCTAGAACCAAAAGATGGGTTTACTGTAGAAGATGAATCAACGAAATAATCAAGGTCTGCCCAGTGATTAATTCCATCGCCAATTTTAAACTTATTAGTATCAGACTCCCAACCAAATTCACCAGCATTTAAAATTGGATTTGCAGAAGTCCATTGGGCTGCTGTGCCTCTTCTTTGTTGCATTCTTGTTGCCATATTATTTTCCTCCTACAGAAAACATTCTTTGTTTATTATAACAGATAATTAGTTAAAATTATCTATCGCAATGCCACCGTTCCACTCCATTGCCCAACTGTTCATGTCATAATATCCTGCATCTTGTTCTGATGAAAACAAACTATCATAATAGCCACCGTCTTGGAATATGCTAACAATAAGTCCATTGCCATCAATTGAAGTATCATGGATGTGTTGTCTTAAATCTGCAGTATCTTCAAAAGTTGCTAAAGCAATCCATTCAGAAGCATCTGAAGAATAAATATATAAGTGTCTATTATCTGTATCAAAATATAACTGTCCATCTGCTGGAGTGCTTGGAGCACTTGATTGAGTTGGAACTATGGGGGTACCAACGGCGGTATCAACATAATCTTTAGTAGCAGCAGAGGTTCCTACAGTTGGTGTTGCAACTGTTACCTCACCACCAAATGATCCACCGTTTGTTACGATAAGGCCATTTTTTACTTTAAAATCTTTTTCTGTTGTTGCCATTAGTACCCCCTAAATTTTTAGACTAGAAGTGTTCCATACACCATAACATCTGTACTATTGTTTAGTGTTGTAACACGAAGTCTTACATCTGAACCGCTAACATCAGCAGAAACGTTACCTAGGTTTCCGTTTGTACCAACAAGAGCATATTCAGTAATCGCTACGTTATCTGCTGCATCTAATGTTAGAAGAACTTCAGAAACTTCGCTATGTGTTGCTGTTTCAAACTTTACAACGAACTTAGCAGTACGATAGTCTGCTTTTGCCCATGATGTAGCAGTAACAGTGCTTGCAGTTGCAACTGCTGCTGATGCAGCAACTTGCTTAGCAACACTATTAACCTCTACTGCTGTAAAGTTTGGAACTACTGCTTCAAGTGCAGTTACTGCACGTGCATCTGTGAAGTATAGATTTGTTGATCCCTCATCAAGATCATCAGTAGTTGAATCAGCAACACCATTTTCTGCAGTTATGCTAAGTGAATGGGTTCCCTCATCATATGTTATAGATATATTTGTTTGAGTTGCATTTTCAAGAATATATCCTGCTGCATCTTTTGCACGATTTTCTGTGAAATATTGATTTGTTGCACCTTCTGAAACATCATCTGTATCAAGAGTTACGCTTGAACCAAGTGCTGTTGAGTATCCATTTACAGTGATTGAATCGTTTGTAAGTGAAGCATTGTCAATATTTGAAAGTGTATTGCTGCTTCCATCAATTGTTTTATTGGTTAGTGTTTGTGAATCTGATGTACCAACAATGTCACCAGTTACACCATGTGTTGATGTAAGACCAGCGTGTGTAGAAACTGCGCCAGATGTTTCATAGTTACCAGCAAGTCCATCAGCATAACTTTCTGCTGCTGATTGGGCTGCGTCTACATATTGCTTTGTTGCTGCATGTAGATTGCTTGAAGGATCTGCATGCAAAGTAAGTGCGCCAGTCATTGTGTCGCCAGACTTTGCCACCTTTTCGCCAATTGATGTACTAAGTGTTGTAGCAAAATTTGCATCATCATTAATTGCAGCAGCAAGTTCGTTAAGAGTATCAAGAAGTGCTGGAGCGCCATCAACAAGATTTGCAACAGCAGTTTCAACATATGCGGTTGTTGCAATTTGTGTACTGTTATCTCCTGCTGATGCAGTAGGTGCAGTTGGAGTTCCTGTTAAGGCTGGTGATGCAAGAGGTGCCTTATCATCCAATTGTGTTTGAATAGAACTTGTAACGCCATCAACATAGTTCAACTCTGTTGTTGTAGCAGTAACTCCATCAAGAAGATTAAGTTCTGCTGTTGAAAGCGTTGCGCCATCAAGGATATTAAGTTCAGTGTAGTCTGCAGTTACGCCATCAAGAATGTTGAGTTCAGCAGTAGATGCTGTTATTCCATCAAGTGTGTTTAATTCTGCAGCGGAGGCTGAGAGATCTGAAACATTTGATACCTGAACTGTAATTGTGTTATTTGTATAAGAAATTGTTTTGTTTTCTAGTGTTTGTGTACCAGTATTTGTAGTTACTGTAGAATCAATATCAAATACACCAGTACCTGAGTTATAGTCTAATCCAGTACCTCCAGAAACTGCTCCACGAGCACGTGTATCGGTGTAATAAAGATTTGTAGAACCTTCTGTAAGGGCATCTGTATCATGATTTGAAATATCAGATACGGTACCTGTTACATCACCTGTAAGATCTGCTGTAATCATATTTGCAGCAAAATCAGCATTTTCATCACGAAGTACTACTGTATCTGGTGTTGCTGCATCTGTTGCTGCACCACCAATAAGACCAACAATGTATGTTTGGTCTGCTGAACTTTTTGTTAAAATATCATAATTATTGATGGTACCTGTTGTGCCTTCAACAATAAGACCATTTTTAACCTTAAAGTCTTTATTTACTGTTGCCATGTTTATCTCCTTTTGGATTAAGCCTTAAGTCCCATACGAGCAAATCGTACAGTGACTGGCGTTATTCCTGCAATTGGGGTAACAGTTATATTTACTGTTGACCCTACTTTAGAGACGCTAATGGTGCCAATATTCCCATCATTGTCTATAGTCCCATATTCATTTACATTAATATCTGTACCATCAATTAAAATATCTAATTGAGTAGCATAATATTTATTGTCTCCCGCTGATGTTTTGGCAATAGAAATCATATACTTTACCAAACGCCAAGCGGTAGCATCAAAATTATCAATAACAGTTGCACTTTCAATGCCTGATATTGAATTCTCATTATTACCAAACGTTCCAAGGTCTGTTGAATTTGCCGCTGCAGAATCTATTAAGTCTTCATAGTCCTGCTGACTTGGACGATCTCCAGTTTGAAACTTGGTTTTTACTGTTGAAATTGATAGTCGGGACATGCCTAAATTATAACATAATTATTTTATAAAATATAATTACTAATGCCAATTATTTGCAAACCTACTCCAGGAACATTGTTAACACCAAAAGAAACTATATCTTTGTCAATAATTTTAACTCTAAAAGCAAGAAATTCATTTATTGTTATATTTTTGTTATCTTTTTCTTTAATTGAAATTTTAGGAAAATTATTTCTTTCAAGGTTTCCAAGAATAACTGTGGGTTTATTTAAAATTGTTACAGAAGCCATTAGTCTGTTACATCTTCTAGAACTATCATTTTTCCACGAGCAACTGTCCAAACTGTATCTGGATTAGATAATTCTATATCAAAAACATCTCCAGTTCTTAGTTGATTAGACTGATTAGATGTTAGTTTAACTGTAAACTCTCCGTCCCCGTCATCTCCATCTGGGGCAGGGGTTAATGTAAAAACTGTTCCAGCGGTATCTTGATCAAAATTATCTGCTATATCTGGTCTTCTAAACTCAGCACTAATGTCCCATTCTCCTATAACGAGAGGAACTTTGGCATCATCTGTTACATATACCTTAAATGCTGCTGTATCACCTTTTACAATGGTCCACTTAACAAGTGGTGGGGCATCTCCAATATCATAAGATGATTGACCAGAACCTCTGAATGTTGCCATAGTAAAATTATAACATATTAAGAAGTTGGAGATTCGCCAGTCTTAATTTGTCCCCAAGTTAGTCCACCAGCAAGCAATTCTTCTACTCCTGCTTCAGCAATTAACGTTGGTATTGTTGCAATTTCTGCATCTTGTGCATCTAAAATAGTATTAAATTCATCTAAAACATCATCAATTCTTTCAGCCATTTCCTGCATATCCCCTTGAACATTTACTGGGTCAGAATTAATAGGATATGGTATATTATTTAATGGTGTTGATCCTGATGCCATAAAATTATTATAACACAATTACGGAAAATCGTTAAAATTTGACAAAAAAATAAACTTTCTGATATACTGGTGAGTAACACCATTAAAAGATGGTGTTTTGTTTTCTAAGGAGGAAACGATCATGAATAAGTCGGCAATGATTGGCGTACTCTCAGGAGTGGCAGCGATAGCGTTTTATGCTAATTCCGCTGCTAATGCTGAAAATAATTTAAGTTATAATTCCGTCTATGACGCAGATCTGACCGCGAAAGCGGTTTTTTCGGTTTCTAAGGAGGAAAATAATGAAATTAAGAAAAAATATAAATATGGAACCCCTCTTGAAAAAGATGAACTAATTAAAATATTAAAGCATGTAGGATTTGAAGGATATTCATTAAAGGTTGCTTGGGCAACTGTTATGAAAGAGTCAATGGGTACCCCAAACTCTTTTAATGGAAATAGAAAAACTGGAGATAACTCTTATGGACTATTTCAAATCAATATGCTTGGCGAAATGGGAGAAGTAAGAAGGGAAAAGTTTAACTTAAAGTCTAATGAAGACTTATTTAACCCAGTTAAGAATGCAGAGATTGCTTATCATATGAGTGATGGTGGCAAAGACTGGTCTGCTTGGAAAGGCATTACTTGGAAAACTAAAGAGTGGATGGAAAGATACTAAGCCTTTGGAATATATAAAGTTGGACTATCATTATATTCTGCAAAAGTTCCATCTGATCTAGGAATCTTTATATCTCCCTGAATTGGATCATCTGGCATTCTTTTACCCCAATATCCTGGTGGATAAAAATATCTTCCATCTGAATCATATTCTTTTACTGGCAATGGTTTTTCATTATATTTACCTTTAACTCTAACTAAAACAGTAGCAGCATATCTAGTTCCACTTGTTACTTCTTTTACTCCATGAATAATGTCTCCTACATGCATTATTAAATCTTTGCGTTTAGGCTTATATTCATGATTATATTCTGGATAATAAAGTTCTCCGCCCTCATAATCATCATTTAAATAAACAACAACACCCCAAAAAACTTTACCTTCCATCCAGTCATGATTATCTACATGTAAAAACATTCCTTCATTTTTATTTCCTGGATGATCGTTAGGTATTCCATCTTTAAAAACTCTCATCAAAATATATTCACCAATATTCCAATCAGTTTCATGATCGTCTTCATTTAATATACTTTTTAACCTATCATTTATTTTATTTAACGTTGGCTGAATTGTATCCATAATATTTTCAAATCCAGGTTGTTCTTTCATTTGTGTTCTGCTTATTTGTCTTTTATTAAAATATCTTGCTATTTTATATTCTTGTAATTTATCATATTCAAAGTTATGCATAAAATTATAAAGTTCTACGCATTCTTCTTCTGTTAAAAAGTTTTCATATACTCGTGATTTTCCATCACAATAAAAACTTTTATTCATTTGCAGAATCCCACTTTCCTATTGGACACGAAGCCATCTTCAACTTTGTTTTTTGATTCATAAAACATCCACAAAGTTTGCATGTTTTTGTTGCTTGAATTAATTCTGGACAAGATAGGCATATCAAATATCTTTGTTCTTGAGTTGACTTGCCAACGTTATTTTCTGGATTAAAAATGTCCCATGGCTTAACTTGAGCCTGTGACTCTTTCCAAATTTGCCATCTACTTTTATTAGACATCAGTTATCCTAAGATGGTTCTGAAAATTGTTCTGTAGCAGAATTATAAATATATCCAACTTTAACATTATCTAGATTATCGCTGATATCTACAATAGTAGGATTACTTAAAAATATTGATCCAAGCCTATCGTTTGCATGAATGATATCTACAACTTCATCTTCAATAACCAATGCTATGTGCACTGGTGGCAAAGGCAAAGCATTTAAAACTTCTTGTGTTTCTGGATTTATTTCTGACATTATTCCTCCTTTATCATTATACACTATTATACTGTTGCTGAAAAATCATCAAGGGTTGTTCCTTGATTATATGCAACAGGACTTTTAAATATTCCGATCCTTGTTCCTTTAGTTGGGCTTGTAGGAGTATATGACATTGTAGAACCAATTTGTGTTGTCATAGATGTGTCAGAATACGCTTTTGCAGTTATTGTATTGTTAGATGTTGATACATACATTGCTGCAGGAGATGATGGCAATGATATGTCAGAGGTTGGAGTTGTTACTGTTCCAAGGTCTGACTTTATAATTCTTAAATTATAAGAATAACTTGTAACACAATTACAAGAATATGGATTACAAGAATAAGGATTGCAGTTATAAGGATTACAATTATATGGATTACAGTTATATGGTGTTGCTGGACCAATAGGCTGTAGTGTCTCAGGATCTACGCATGTTGAACCAGAAACAAGACCGTAATCACAAGAATAACAAGTTTGATAACAAGTCTGATAACAAGTTTGATAGCAAGTTTGATAACAGGTATCACAAGATGTTGAAGAACTTGCATAAGTTGTTGATGCCCACCATGAATTTGCATCAGTTACCCAAAAAGCAATTCCTAATCCATTATCTGTTGTTTTAACTGATGCAGTTATATCTGTTTTATTTGTGTTAACAGTTGCCATTGGATATGAATCACCAGAATCAGTAGATGATGCTGCATTAGAAGAAATTGACCATGTTCCTCTTGTTAATTGCCATGGCTCTCCAGTTTCTGTTGAACCTAAAGATCCGTTTGATCTATTAAAACTATCACTAATAATTCTTAATGCATTAGCCATCATTCCATAAGCCTTGGCTGATGCTGCTGCTAAAGATGAAAGAATTGGCATTAGTTTTTAAGCAAACTTTGTCTGTGAGGCTAGAACTGTAAATGTCGCATTCGCTGTTTTAATAACTGTATACGAATAAGAGTCAATTGAACTAGTATTTCCAGACGAAGGTGCTGTTCCTCCCTGCCACTTTGTAGTTACTCCGCTTGTTGTTCCATCAATCTGAACTGAGGTATTGTAATATGCCGTTCCTCCGTTTGTATTTAAAAATACAACCGTCATAGCATCTCCAGTAGTCATGAGTGAATTTAAAGTTGTGCTTCCATCGCCTCTTAAATTGATAACAAAATTACCACTTGCATTTGAAGTATAATATAATACTGCTGATGTTAAAGCATTAAAATTTATTGTGCTAGTTGCTGCTGTTGCAGAAATATTAAATCTTTCTTGTGGTGAAATAAAAACTGGTCTTGTCATTGTTGCAGTTGTAATTGATGGAGATGTTCCAAAAACTAAAGCACCTGAACCAGTTTCATCGCTTACTGCACTTGCTAAATTTGCAGATGATGGAGTTGCAAAAAAAGTTATAAGATTTGCATTGACACTAGATGTTTGAACTGCGCCATTTGCTAAATCATATGCTGCCTTAACAGAATTTGGAGTTGCTGCTGTTGTTGTTGAAGTACTTGATGTTGAATCTGTTAATTGTAATTTTCCTGCAGCAGAGGTCGATCCAAGGGAAACAACACTTGTTGCATCTCCCCATTTTACTCCGAGTGTTGCTGCTGAATCTGCAATTAAAATCTGATTATTTGTTCCTACCGCAAGGTTATCTACTGTATCGGATGCGCTTCCAACAATCAGGTCGCCTTTAGCATCTACAATGGTTGGCTCAATGGCTGTTTGAGAATCTAAAACATCTATTTGATCTTGTAAATCTATTAAATATCCTGCAACAGATTCTGCTGCTACTCCAGCCTCTGAAACTGGTGCTGTTTCACTTCCATAATGATATAAACGTAACGCAGCCTTTATATCTGCAGAATCTTCATAATCTGGTATTGAGGCAGGGTACACACTACCAATAGAATCAGCCATTTTTAATTATCACCCACTTTGAATTATACCACAATTGATATAAATAAATGGGTTGTAACGGTTCCAGAAAGAGCAGACCACGTTGTACCATTAAATTCTGCAGAATGTAAATTAATAACTAATGTATCTTCATCTCCAACAAGAGCAGGGATCTCCATAGAAGTGGCTACTGGGTTTGTATGAACTGTACTATATCTAATGCAAAAATTATCTGCCGATAAACCTGTTTCTGATGTTATATTTATAATAGGAATGCTAATTGAAACATCTCCACTTACGTAAGTTGTTTCATTAATGCTTGAATAAATTGTTGGTGATATTTTTAATACTTCTACCCAAGTCTCCCCGCCTGGTTGAACCATATATTGATACATATAACCATAATTAGAACCTGGAGATGTATTGATATATAAATCATTTAGTTCTGGAGTTTGTCCTATTGAAACTGAATTTGGATTTCCTAAACCAACAAACACTTGGCTGCCTCTTTGTCCAGTGGCACCAAAATCTGTCAATATTTCAATGACTTCTGGTGGACCAAGGACTGTAATATCATCGTTGCTAACTAAAACTTCTGGCATTATGCACCTGTAACTTGTTCAGTTACTGTTATTGTTCCAGTCAATAAAGTATGAACAATACTTGAGGCATTGTTGATTTGAACATCATAAACATATGTGGCATCTGCTGGAATAGTTTCTCCCAATGTTGACGATATTGTGCAAGTTAAAATATCTGTTGAAGTATTAACAGTAACATCAGCCTCATATTGTGTTGCACCTGAACCTCTTGCTGTTGCTATTGTAAAGTCGGCACTATATCCAGTTAGATCAAATGCTGTACCATCAGAATTTTTAGGACGGATAACAAACTGATAAGTATCGCCTGCATAATACTCAAAATTATAGGTTGCTGGAAATGCCATAGATTTATTATACCACTAAGAAACGTGAACTGATATAGATTTTATTTTAACCTCTGAATCATAGTCAGTTCTGATTTCTGGTATGGCCCCCTCTGTTTTCATTTTATTATTAGCGATAAAAATTGTTTGCATTACAGAAAAATCGTATGTATATTGATATTTAAGATTTGCTACAAACTGTGAAAATGACATGTTTGATAATGGAAAGGTTGTTTTTACCCATAGTTCGGTATTATTCATGTATGTAGTTAATTCAAAATTATAAGTTATTTGAACATACGCCCCAATAGACAAACCCTTAAAATTAAATCGTTGTGTATTTGGATTCCATAACTGTGCAGTCATTTCTGGTAAAAACTCATTAGATGTATTTTTTCCTTCTGCATCAATTATCATGCTTACCCAACCATCCTTACCTCTAGATAATCCTAATGGTAGTGGTGTTTGATTTAAATTTTCATAATGTGCCCACCCTGGCATTTGTCCAGATAATGGAGTGGCGTTTTGTCCAGAATCACCTTTTGGTCCACGATCTCCCTTTTCACCTTTTGGACCTTGTGGACCAACTCTTCCAGGATCTCCTTTTTCGCCTTTTGGACCTCTATCTCCAGCATCTCCTTTTGGTCCTTGAGGTCCCTGTGGCCCTTGAGGACCTTGAGGCCCCATATCGCCTTGTATGCCTTTTGAAACAGACTCCATAACTGCTTCAGCATAAGAATTTTTTAAATTTGGTCTGCCAGGAATTTCTGCTTTACGGCTAACGCTCATCATTCACCAGTTTTAATTATAAAGACTTTATCATTAATCTTTATAACTTTTGCTGGTGTAACTTCTGGAGATGTTATTTTAATTATCATAATCCTGGAGAAACATCCCCTTGAACAGTAATTGTTCCAATAATTGGTGTCCAAATTACATCATCACCAGTATCTATTTGTAAGTCAAAAGGTAAATCTGCAACAATATTTCTATATCCACTGCCCCAATTTTCAGTAACTGATGGAGATGCAGTTATAACAACATAGCCAGTATACGCTGTAACTGTTAATTCATCAAGAATATCTCCAGATCCATCATAGCAAGTAGATGAAAATGTCCAATCATCTATGTCTATTGCTGTTGCTTCGTCATCTTCTAAAAAATCTACTCTTAGGGTGGCAGTATCGCCTCTGACGACCTTCCATTTAATATTGATTGGATCTGCGCCAACTTGATTAATTGATGATGTTCCGCACATACTAAAATTATAACACAATAATCAATTTTTCTAGCCAGGGATAGGAAACTTGACAAACCTAAAAAACTCTGCTACAATAAATATATATATTATATAAAAGATATATATTATAGTTATTATATATAATATACTCTATATAAATATATATTATATATATAGATTACTTATTTAGCAAATGATCGTAAATAGAATTAACACGTTCCTCAAGTCTATTGACCTGATCTTTTAAACTTGATCCAGAATTTGGGCGGAGTTCAGAAAGATAATGTTTTACAAGCCACTTGATTCCTCCAGCGATAAGTGCTACAATTGATAGCGCTGTAAGAGTTAGGCCTAACCAATCTTGGACTGACATAGTAGTTTTATTCTAACACATTTTTAGGAGTGTTTTGCAAAAAGAAATTCTGGATACCATTGCGTACTCTAAAAAGTTAATAGTCTCGCCAGATGTTGATGGCTTTATGTCGGCAAAGTTATTGTGGAAATATAATGGCTCGTCAGTGGTTGGTACATACGATAAAAATCTTTTACTTCTCGCTGACGGTATAGATCCAAAGGACTGTCTATTCGTTGACTGCGATATGAACTCTCCAGACTATGTATCAATCGGAAATCACATGCGACTTATGGAAGACAATATTTCAGTCGAATCGTTTAATCCAAATACGCATTACAAGGTCAAGCAATACAATCAAAAGTTTCCATTCGCAACGTGTTTTCTTCTCGCGTTCGCAATAGAGCCTCAAACATCCCTTGATGACAACCTACGCATGGCATACGCAGATTCGACTTACAAAAACAAAGTCGATTATAGCGAAAACATGCAACATTGGTCAATATTGATGGATTGTCCACAAACACAATTTGTTATGAACAATGATATCCACAATTCTGTGGAAAAACATATGGATTATATGGAGGGTAAGCAAGGTTTTGTTTCTAGACGACTTGGAAAAGAAAAGTATATGAATGGCATGAATAGTGCATTGCTAAAAGAAGGTCCCTGGAAGTTTGCTTTTGAGGAACTTACCCGTGGATATAAATATCAAACAGGCCTGATAGATAAAACAACCTGTATAAGATATAATAAAGATATCATGTCATATGCGGAAGTATACGGTGGCGAATATAGTGTTACATATAAGGATGAAGTAGAGTGGTAGAAGAACCTAAAACAGAACTTGGTAAATCCCGTTTAAAAATTTGCATGGACTGTCCTGCGCTTCGCAAGAACACCATGACATGTAAAAAGTGTGGATGTGGTATGATATTAAAGGTGGATTACAAAAGAAACAGTTGTCCAATAGGGAAGTGGTAATATGTCCAAAATTATAGGCCCAGTGATCATTGATGATTTCTTTACTGAAGAAGAAATTGAAATTATTTATGCAATGGTTAACGAAAAAATGGATAAAGGTATTGCTGAAAGCGGAGATAAGTGGCAAGAGTTTAACAAGAACCCATCTAATGGATTTATTGCTATGATGAATGGAAAAGAAATTCCACAGGTAGCAAAAAACAAATTTGAAAAAAATGTAACTAGATTGATTGAAGAGCCTTCTTCACCATCAGGTGGACTTTGGGCAAGGTATTCACTAGAAAGCGAGCACCCGCCATCATTATTGCCACATTGTGATAGATCAGAAATCTTTACTGGGTATTATTGCAATGTACAACTTGAGGCAAACATTGATTGGGATTTCTATGTGTTGGATGAAAAAATACCTATGAAGAGAAACAGAGCAGTATTTTTCACGGGAACTCATCAACCACATTGGAGACCAGATTATGATTTTAAAGAAGGCGACTTCTATGACATCATTCTATTCCAAGCATCTGCATTAAAGAATTATGAAACACCAAATCCAGAAAAGATCACTGAAGAATTTCGGGACCAAATGGATGCAATCTGCAATGACTACATAAAGAAATACCAAGATATACTACTAATAGGATCTAAAAAGAACTTTCCACGATATTAATGATTACCGATCCAAAGGTTATTATGGCAATAATAATAGAAGAGTTTGAAAAACAGATTATTGCAAATGCCAAAAAGAGAGGTCTCTCCCCGTCCGAAATTGAAGAAGAATTAAAAACAAACTATAAAAAACTACCTAGAATCGCTGCTAGTGCTACCAAGCGAATCGTCAGTGGATAATTCTTGTAAGGTTACAAACCATCTAAAATTCTTAAATATTCTTTTATCAATAATAACCTGATCATTATCTTTGTTAAGTTCTAGCATATTATCGCAAAATAACAAAGTTTCATTTTTTAGTATATTGAATGCTTTTTCTGGAGTCATTATAGTTCTTTAACCAATTCTATTAGTAGGTGTTTGGTTCGACTTAGTTTCTTTTGTGCCTCGTCAATTTTCTCTTCATACCATAGATTGCCATATGCATCGTCTTCGATTTGTTTGGCTATCTGCAATTCTGAAATTTTTATTTCAAGGTTATCTAGGGTCTTTAGGAGATAATAGATCTGTGCTATTGGACTCACTTTTACACCCGCAATTATCGCAAACCTCTTCTTTAAAAACTTTTGTTGCCAAACTATCTAAATCTACCCATGCTTCAAAGTTATCTAATATACCCATTTAAATTGACCACCAAACTGTAGGATTTTCATATTCTCTGCTATATACGTTCATAGCCTTTTGATGTTTCTTATGCTCTTGTCTCCAAGCAAGCCATTTTGTTTTATGGGTTGGCTGGTCGCAATGTCTACAAATATAGTCTTCAGTTTCTTCGTATATGTGTTGGCAGAGCATAGTTCTATTATACCCTGCAAAATCTGAAAAATTTTTCATTTTGTAAAAATCTGAATATTTTCTAAAGATGTATGATACGTGATTATAAAAAAATAAAACAAAAAAATTAGTGAGCACACTATGCATAGGGTATTGTGATCACAAGATCGTGAGTGTTTAGATATAACACTCACAAACAGCACTATGGTTTTGTTTCCATAGTTCTAGCGCATCTTCCTGTAGTGATTCAGGAATACCCTCCATATACTTGTGTAATGGTAGAGGATATCGCTCTACTAAATCGATATAGATAGTTTTCATATTGCTCATATTAGAGTCCTATTCTCTTATTGAATGCTTCTAACTCTTCTGGAGTCATAGCAGAAAGTTTTGCTTTTGCTCTAGCAATACCCTCACGAATTTCTTTCTTTTTCCAATCAGGTAGCAAATCACCTTGATACCCGCGAGTCTTTCGCTCGTATGGCAAATCGTAATCCATAAATCTAAATTCATCATTGATGTAACTCATTTATTTTCCTACTTTCTTATAGTTACCTTTTGCGATTAGCGCATCTATTAGCGCATAATCTGCTTTTGTTTGCTCTGGGGTCATATCCCAGACTTCTTGGATTTTGATGTTATCCATTTTTTCCTACTTTCTAGTATTGAGACTTTCTCAACCTTTCTTATAGTCTTATTTTTGCACGAAAATCTCAAAAAGTCAAATTAGAAATGCTATCAAATCGGACATTTCCAAAAATATTTTTTCTTTGACTAAAATGACTGCCTAAATAGGGGCAAAACGGACATGGCCGGGGGTCGTCCTAAATGTCCGAATTATACTGTGACTAAGACCACATAAATTACATGGATGTAAAACGGCGTGTCGTATTGACTTTTTGGGTATCGTATGCTAGTATTAGAATATAACAAAATAGAGGTTTGAGCCTAGCAAATAAGGTCGCAAGACATGAGCCTAGCAAATAAAAACCTCAAGAAAGTACCTAGAGAAAGGGTAACTAGCATGGCTAAACTATACACAGTAGAAAACCTACTAATTGGCAAGCGGTACAATTCCGCTAGTATAAATGGAATTATCGTAAACGCTACAAGTAACGATAGCGTTTACTTTGGTGAAGGATTAGACACCTATCTAATCGAAGTTAGAGAAGATAGCGGCTTATATCGTGACCACTTCCGATATGTCGCAGTAAGAAATGGAGAAATCTAAAATGAATAATCAAACAGATGAATACTTTGAAGAATTGTATACAGAAATGATGTTAGAACAAATGGAATATGAAACGGAGAACTATCTATAATGGATACATCTTGGTTCTTTGCTATTGCTTTAGCGATTGTTTATTTTGGTGGAATGATTGCATTGTATGCAGTAATGCAATAAAAATCCCGGACGATCTTTCCGGCCCCCGCGTTCGGGCGTGTCGTTAAGACGCTATAAAAAAGTGTTCAGAAATAAGGTTAAAATTCGTGTAACGCAGGGGGTGTGTCGCAGTAAAAATAACACCTATCAAAAAAGGGGAATATTTTCGTGTAACGCACTCGGGCGTGTCGCAGGGGTGTGATGTAGGTAACAAAAATAATTTTGGAATTGTGGCATATGTCCGAATAGTCCCCTTGATATTTTTCGGAATCCATGAAACAATAAGACTATTAGATAAAAGAAAGGTAGGTCATAATATGACTACACTAGTAAATAAAAAACTATGCGTTGAGGGTGCGCTTCATACACCTAATAAACAAGCAATTTCCGTAGTTGCTTATTCTTTCGCTGAGGCTGACTATTTCACTTTCTGTGAAGTGTGTGAGCAAAATATCTCTCAATTCTCTTTCTATGATGAGGATAGAGGAACTGTTTATACTAAATGGGAAATTGACTAGAAAGGAATCCCCTATGAGTAAATTATATTCCGTAGAAACTTTATTAGCAGGGCGCGATTATATTTCGCCTACTGTTAGAGGTTATATCGTTGAGGCAGAACTCACCGATAAAGTTTATTTCGGTCAAGGAATAGACGCTTACCTTGTGCGTATCCGCGAACAAGGATTCATAAAAGATAAATATCGCTATGTTGCCGTAAAGAACGGAGATTGCTAATGAATAAATATAAAGTAATTCTAGAAACATATGTTGAGGCAGAGGACTCTCTTTCTGCCCTACATAAAGGATTTCATAAACTAGACCCGCTAGGTGATACACAATTTCAGTTTGAGGTTATAGATGTTCACCAATACACCAGTGAAGGTTGGCAATCCGCCAGCGGAATTGTAGAAATAGCAGAAAGGATTTTCTCCTAATGTATAAAGTAAAAGTAGAAACATATTCGGGAGAGGTTAGAGAAATCTCTCTACCTTCTAAAGGTGCCGTTGCTCAATTTGTAAATGAGTACCCTAATAATTTGCCAAAAGGCATAAGCGTAAAAGTATCATGCGATATTCTAGGCGTAAGCGGAACATTGAGAGGTAATCTCTAATGTTCTATGTTATCGTGTTTGGATTGGGTGTATTGGCTACACTTATTGGAACCGCTCTTGCGTTATTGTTTCTAGAGTTGGAGGATCATCAGTGAAAAAGTGTAGTTTATGTCGTAAGTATCGTATTCTAAAAAATGCGTATCTTTGTGCGGAGTGTAATGAATTGATTCGCCCTGGCAAAAAATAGGAAAATATTCGTGTAACGAGGTCGGGCGTGTCGGGGGGCCGGGGGCCATGTCCGTTTTGTCTTGTGATAAAAAACACAATTACGCAGATGTCCAGAATCTCCCGAATTTGGATTTGCGTTTGTCGGTGGCTTCGTGTAGTATAAGAATATAACAAGAACCGAAAAGGAGAAAAATAATGCTAACAAGAAAAGACTATGTTACTCTAGCAGATATTCTAGAATCTTTCGCTGACCTCATTGAGCGATTTACTTTTGAGGATTTGGTAGAGGATATTGCTGATTATTGTGCCAGCGATAATCCTAACTTTGACTATGATAAGTTTCGTAATGCTTGCGGAATTGTAAAGGTAGGTGCGTAATGAGTTATCAATATAGTTGGGAAAAGCCTACGATTTGGGATACCCCCGAAGTGTGGGAAGAATCACTAGAGGAATTTGTAGAATATTCCTCTGACCTAGTTGCGCCATGGGAAGAGCCCATGGTAGAGTTAGAAGATGAGGAAAGTTTCCTCTCTTTAGAAGAGAATCCAGATATGGAAGATTGGTTGATGAGTAATGTCTAATACAATGATAAAGAAAACAGTTGTCGTCTTTGAGCATGAGATGAGCCTAGACGAGTTTCCACAATTGCTAACAATGTCGGAAAGCGATATCTCTGAATTGCTAAATACAGCAGTTGTCGAATTGTTTGAGTTGCGAGAAAAAGAGGAATCACTCAATGAGCATGGCACTCACTCGTTCATCAGAATTGTG